GACCGGGCTGAGTGGCGACTACTCCGGTCACATGGGCGTGCTGAAGGAGCACAACCGGTCGGCGCATTCGATCATGGAGGACACGTCGAACGAGGCGTTCCGTGGCATCCGGTCGGGCATGAACACGCAGATGCGTGAGGCTCGGCCGGAGCTGGGCGGGAAGATGAACTCCCTCATCGACGTCCTCGCCAAGTTCACGTCGAGCGTGAACAAGGCGTTCGGTGACGTCGGGGTCGATCTGTCGTCGCCGCAGAAGCTCTCGTTCTACACGGGTGGCGTCATGCCCGGATACACGCCGGGTCGGGACGTGCACTCCTTCTACAGCCCGACCGCCGGCTCGCTGTACCTCAGCGGTGGCGAGGCCATCATGAGGCCGGAGTTCACCCGCGCAGTCGGTGGGGAACGGGGCGTGAAGGAGCTGAACGATGCTGCGCGTCGCGGGGATCATGAGCACCTGGATCTCGCCATGCACTTCGCTGACGGTGGCGTCATGCCGTCTTCCGCGCCCAGGCGGGGCGTGAACGCGTTCGCAGACTCCGGTGTGTGGCGTGGCCTGTGGTCGATCGTGAAGGGCGCATTCCCGCAGTCGCGACTCACGTCTGCCTACCGTGGCGGGTCCCGCACAGCGTCCGGCAACTCCTCCTACCACTCGCGTGGCATGGCCGTGGATCTCGCCGGACGATATTCGATGGATACGTCCACGATGGGGCAGATCGCCAGCTGGCTGATCGGGAACTACGGCAACAGCAACGAGATCATCTACTCCCCGCTGAACGGGCGGCAGATCAAGAACGGCCGCAACTACATGTACACGGGCGCGGTCCGGTCCATGCACTACAACCACGTGCACTGGGCGAACAGGAACGTTCCGGGTGGTGCGACGGGTGGTCCTGCAGGTGCGTGGGATGGGGATGTGTTCATCCCGCACCCGTTCCTCGATCGTGCTGGCGTGTCCGCTGGTGGGGATCTCGAGAAGGCGTACGAGCGGGCTGCTCGCAAGCAGGTTAGCTCGATCATCAACAAGCACACCGGCCAGCTCAGCGGGGGCGGATTCTCCCGGCAGCTCGGCACGGGCATCATGAACGCGACCCGTGACGGCCTCATCAAGAAGGCCACCGATTACGGGAAGTTGATGGGTGACGGGGGCATCCCCGGTGCCGCGAACGGGCCTGTGAAGCAGATGGCTCGCGAAGTCCTGGAGAAGATGGGGTGGGGCGACCAGTGGTCGGATCTCGACTGGCTGGTCACGAAGGAGTCGGGGTGGAACCCGAACGCCCAGAACCCCACCAGCACCGCCTACGGCCTGTTCCAGTTCCTCAACAGCACGTGGGGCTCGGTCGGTGCGACCAAGACGTCAGATCCGCTGAAGCAGATCCAGGCGGGCCTGAAGTACATCCAGCAGCGCTACGGCGACGTCAGGGGTGCACGCAGGTTCTGGGAGCGCAACAACTGGTACAAGGACGGCACCAAGAACGCGAAGTCCGGGTGGGCTGTCGTCGGGGAGGAAGGCCCCGAGCTGGTCAACCTCGGTGGGGGAGAGCGGATCGAATCGAACCGCAACACCCGCGCCGCCCTCGCCGCGAACCGCACTTTCCTGCCCGCCCAGTCACAGCAGATCGACTTCGACAAGCTCGGGCACGCGATCGCGAAGGCACTCCCGAACCAGGACATCGCCGCCGCACTCAACGGGGCGCAGATGACCCTGAACGTCGACGGGAAGGCGATGACTGGGTTCGTGCACACAGCGGTCGCGTCGGGCTATTCCGAGTCGAAGTCTCGCCTGTCCAAGTCCTCATCGAAGGTAGGTGCCCGCTGATGCTTGGCAACGGACAGTTCGACATCGCCGGATACCGGTTCGGGTGCGACACCCCCACGAAGGTCCTCACGCTGCAGACGGGCGGACTGTCATGGCGGGTCCAGGACCAGGAGAACCCTGTCGGTGATGGGGTGTGGTTCGGATCGGACTATGTCGATCCGGAACCGGTCGAGATGGACATCAGCGTCACCGGCAACACCCCCAGTGAGGCGCGGCAGGAGTTGGGCAGGTTCGCGAGGGCCTGGCACTCGTTCAAGCGGGACACTCCGGGCGCCGTGACCGCTCTTCGGTATGGGCTGCATGGGGAAGAGCGCGTCGTATACGGCCGGCCTCGGGACTTCACGTTCGATGAGACGACCCTCTACTCGCAGCCGCGAACCCGCGGGACTGTCCTGTTCGAGCGCGCCAGCCACTTGTTCTACGGGCCCGCCCGTGAGCTGCCGCTGACGATCACTCCCGGCCAGGCCGGAGGGCTCGTCTACCCGATCGTCTTCCCGTGGGGGACGGTGCAGGGCGGCGTCCGGCAGGGCGTGATCGAAGACGGTGGCGGCACGGTCGCGACGGACGACGTCGAGCTGACGATCCGCGGGCCGATCGCCCGCCCCGTCGTGTCCGGCCCCGGCTGGTCGATCTCCCTGGACTTGTCGCTGGCGTGGGATCAGGCGGTCACGATCAGCGCTCGCCGCAGGACGGCGCTGCGCGAGAACGGTGGCTCTGTGGCTGGGCGTCTGTCGCGGCGCACGCGCCTGTCGGACATCCGGATCCCGCCGGGCCCGTCGGAGATCAAGTTCGCGGGTGAGGACACCACTGGCACATCACAGCTGCTCGTCTCCTGGCGACCGGCGTACGAAAGCATCTGAGGAGAGACGTCATGGCATTGCAGGGAGTTCCGTGGGCGATCGGCGGATCCGGAGAGACGGACGAGAACGGCGTCCCGATCGGCGCGCACAACACGGTCGAGGGTGCCAGGCGTGCCCTGTATGACGCGACGGGTGGGGCGCGAGGCGTCACGAACCCGACTGACATGGTGGTGACGGAGCTGCCGGTGCCGGGGAACGCGGTGCGTGTGCACACGGGCTCCTGCAAGTCCCCGAACGACTACCCGGGTGGTGGCGCGCAGTCGTACTCCGGGTGGGAGATGTCGTCGACGGACGTCCCCGTCACGACCACCGGCAGCTCGGGCACGCGCATCAACTTCCTGGTGTGGCGGGTCGATGACCCCCAGTACGCGGGGCAGGCTCCGGCGGATGTGGTCAACGGTCCGTACAACCGGTACGTATGGCTGCCCAACAACCCGTACACGTCGCCTCCGGCGTTCCCGCATGTGCCGCTGGTCCGGCTGGAGCAGCCGGCTTCCACCTCGACGATCACGAACAAGATGCTGACGGACATTCGGGAGGTCGCGAACCCGCGCCGCGAGGAGCACGTGTTCGGGCGTCCGCGAGTCCTCGCTGACTCTTCTGCGGGGTCGACGCTGACCGTCAGGCACGCGGCCGGTGGCGAGTACTTCCCCGGCGGCGACGGCAGTCCGAATCAGTTCCGGGTGCCGGTCCCGTCATGGTGCAACCGGGTAATGATCGACGCGCAGTGGATGGGTGTCCGCTATCAGGCGGGTCGCAGCGTGTACGGCAACTACTGGGTGGAGTTCGGCGACGAGTACCGGGACCGGACGTGGCCGGGGAACCGGCAGTGGGAGTTCGGGACGCAGATCTTCGCGTTCAACTCCCCGGACTCGGGAGACGCGTCGCGCGACAACTGGCCTCTCATGGACGGCCTGGTGATGCCGGCGAAGCTGCGCGGTAAGACGGTCACGTTCGCGTTCAAGGCATCCCTGTCCGCAGGGTCGGATCTGGGCGTGTCGATGGATCAGCTTGGCGGGCTGGGGATGCGGTTGACGTTCGCGCAGACCGCGATCCGCGGTGATGAGGCGTTCTGATGACCGAGTGGCGGTTCATCGCTTCCCGCCTCGACGGGACCGGCGGTGAAGACTTCATCGACTTCGACCTGCCGCTGGATGAGCCGGAGGTGCATCAGGTCCTCAACGGGCCCGGCGGGCTGACCGCGTCGATTCCGCACGAGCACGCCCACCTGCGCGTCGATGGGGCGCCGGTGTTCGTGCCGTGGTCGACGGCGATCTACGCGGAGGCGTCTGGTGTCATCCGTGGTGGTGGCATCCTCACGGACCCGGTCGAGGAGGGCCCCAAGCTGTCCCTGGATTGTGTGGGGTTTCCGGGCTACCTCGGCGGGACTCGCTACACGGGCATCCGGTCGATCGAGCGTGGGGACCCCCTCAAGGTGTCCCGGCATCTGTGGGAGCACACGCAGGCCCGCAAGAGCTTCGACCTCGGAGTCGAGTTCGTGGGTGCGTCCTCGTCGCGGGAGATGTTCATCGGTGACGACGACGTCCCACCGTCCGCGACCCCGCAGAAGGTCGACCCCTACGAGCTGAACTACTGGTCCACCCACGACCTCGCGAAGGAGTTCGATCACCTCGCGGAGCTCGCCCCGTTCGAGTACCGGATGGAGCATGCGTGGGATGGCGACCGGATCCGTCACCGCCTCCGCTACGGCTACCCGACACTCGGGGCCCGCCGCACGGATTTGCGGTTCGTTGTCGGTGAGAACGTCCTCGAGATCCCCAAGATCGAGATGCCGGGTGAGGAGTACGCCTCCCACGTCATCGTCCTGGGGGCGGGCGAGGGCCGGTCGATGATGCGCGACGAGCAGTCCGTCACGACGGGTCGCCTCGGCCGCGATGTGGTCGTCTCCGACAAGACGATCACGACCCCCGCGCAGGCGAAGGCCCGCGCCCAGGCGGAGCTCAAGGCTCGCACCGGCACGCCGGACGTCACGGACCTGCAGGTCATCCAGCACCCGAACGCCGTGCTGGGCTCCTACCAGGTGGGCGACGAGATCGCCCTGACGACGGCGGGCGGGTGGACGGATGAGCGGGACCTGTGGGTGAAGATCCTCGGCATCCAGATCACACCCGGGACTGATGTGACGACGCTGCAGGTACGACGAGCAGAGAAGGTGAACTGACGATGGCGAACCCTCTCGACCCGATCGTCCGCGACCTGGCTGAGGTGAAGCGGCAGCTCGCCGGCCGCTCCCAGCTGAACCACTCCTCGCTCGAGAACACAGCGATCCCCGTCTACGACGGCGACGGCACGGAGCGGCTGCGGATCGGCGCGCAGGACGACGGCACCCACGCCATCGTCTACGTCCAAGGGCCCCCACCCCCGCGCCCGACCGCCCCGGTCGTGAGCGTGGACGGCCCGGTCGTCCGCGTCCGCTGGGACGGCATCCTCATGGGCGGCCACATCCCCGAAGACTTCGCCCGCATCGACGTGCACTTCGCGCTCGCCTCCGAGGATCTCGAGGATGCTTCGGCGGTGCGGGGGAACCTCGCGACCTCGGCGGGGAACGAGACCGTGCTGGCCGCGACGCAGACCGGCACGTACCGGGTGGGGTTGGTGGCGATGTCGCAGTCACGCGCCCGCTCGGAGATGTCCGATGTGGTCGAGGTCGACGTGACGCTGGTCGACATTGAGGGTGCTCTGGACGCGGTGGTGGAGAACGCTCGCGGCGGATCGAACCACTACACGCCCACTCCGCCGCCGGGACTGGATCATGGGCCGGATGATCTGTGGTTCGACACGAGCGTCGACCCGGAGACGGGTCTCACCTCGTATGAGGCGCACCGGTGGGATGAGGATGCCCAGGAGTGGGTGTCGATCGGTGATCAGCGCACGCAGGCGATCCAGGACGCGCAGCGCGAGTTCGAGTCGGTGGTGACGCAGGAGCTGTCCGATGTGCAGCAGGCGGCGGCGGGAGCCCAGTCGACAGCGGATGACGCGGCCGCGGCGGCTGGGACTGCCCAGTCGACAGCGAACACGGCCCGCGCTGAGGCGGAGTCGAAGGCGGCGGCGGCACAGCAGGCCGCGGAAGCTCATGCGGAGGCAGTTGCTGAGTCTGAGCGGTTGGCGGCGATCGCGGCAGCGTCGGATGACGCGACGGCGAAGGCGGCCGCGGCTCAGGCTGCAGCGACGGCGGCGGCCGCACTGGATGCGAAGACGAAGGCGGATGCTGCGCAGGCGGCGGCGGAGGCGAAGGCCCAGACCGCGCAGAACGCGGCCGATGCCGCTCAGGCCGCGGCGGATGACGCACGGCAGCGAGCAGACGCGGCTCATAGCGCGGCGGGGTCGGCGTCAGAGGCGGCTGAGGCGGCGATGCAGGCGGCGACGCACAACGCGAAGAACCTGTGGTCCACGTCCGACCCGTCTGGTACTGCGCCGCGGGGCACGATCTGGTTCAAGATCGACCCGACCACGAGGAACGTGGTCGGGCAGTGGCAGCAGACCGCGGGCAGCGATACGGCGTTCGGGTCGAACTGGGAGAGGCGCCAGCTCAACGACGCTCTGTTCGACAACATCGACGCGGGGAAGATCGGGACGGGGTATCTCGACGTCGCGAAGCTCATCCGCGCCGGCGCGATCCAGGCCGACAAGATCCTCGTCGGTGGTGCTGGGAACTTGCTGACGAACCCCGGGTTCATCGGCGGCGGCGCGGGGTGGAACCTCTCGTCTTACAACCCGCAGATCTCTGCGTCGGGTGGGCCTACGGGTGAACCAGTCTTGTCGATTCAGCACTCTGATCCGAATGGCGCCGTGTTTCCTTAC